ATCAAACAAAAACATATTCTCGCCTATATAACCATTACTAATTCCAAACATTAAACCAAAACCAAACATCCAAAAAACAATAGATCCTATTGAAACATCCATTAAATTTTTCATGATGATATTACAAACATTCTTTGCTCTAGTAAATCCTGATTCAACTAAAGCAAATCCTGCTTGCATAAAGAATACCAAAAAAGCGGCAAGACATGTCCATAAAATATTACTGTGATCTCTAAGCAAAGCTAAGGTATCTGTTTCCATAACGAATTACTCCTTTATATTTACCATTCCCATTCAAATTCTTGTTGTATCATACTATCATGTTGTTGTTTATGATGTTCTGCATCTTTATGCAGAAATGAATCATTTTCTACATCCTGATATCTAAAATTATTCCAATATAAATGTGCTGTTACATCCTCAGACCTTACACCAGAATTTCTAGTAACAGGTATTCCATATGCTTTAACTTCTCCAGATTCATCAGAATCATTAATTAATATTCTTCTACCACTAGGTAAGGCATAAATTATCTTATCCCACTGTACATTATTTCTACGTAAAAATTCCTCTGTTTGCCATTGATGTCTATATTCTCTGGCGGTAGTAAGAATAATATAATCATTACGAGGAATCTTATTCATAAACTCTCTACTATCCGGCAACATCAATTCTCTAAATTCTCCAATTGGACATTTCCACATCGGAATATTAGAAAAACTATACTTATCTGCTGGTAAATATATACCTTTCAAAATATTCAACACTTCATCTAACTCATCATTATTTCTATGTTCAACTAAGGTACCATCTATATCAATAAACCACGTTTTCTTTTCCATATTAATTAAATAATCTCCATAATATTAATATACCGTATCTAGTAATAACAAAACATGCTAATCCAATAATCGTCCAATTAACTACATAAGCTGAAAGATAAGACACACTGGGACTCAATCCCAATTTTATTAATAATTTTCTAAACACGTCTTTTTCTCAAAATCCATCCATCATCATAAACACGTAATAGAGGACCAATTAAAAATTTACCACCACCCTTTTTTCTATTCTCATCCAACCATGGAATCTCCAATTTTTTCATTATAGCAAGAACTTCTTTCAAATCATTAGGTGGAAATTCAAAATCCACTGGACTACGATATGTTATCTCTTTACTAATAATGTCTTCCCAATCAGTTTTAGGAAAAGATTCCAAGCGAATGAGTTTCATCCTCTTAATCCTCCTACATTGACATATTCCCTACAAAGCTCAATTATATCATTCCAATCAACAATATCCACAATTGAAGAAATATGTGAATATTCGTTTGTCTGAGTATAAATTGCTATAGTATCAGAATTATCTTCTTCATTCCAGACAGATATATTTATATTTGCAATAATCTGAGAAACAGGATCATACTCAATCATAACTGATTTATCAGTTGCAACACTATTTGCTATATCTTCTGTATCACCAGGAGATGATATAAGCAACCAAACATTACCAGTTTTCTTAAACCTGCCCGCATCTGCAATGCGTGGTGTAACCATTCGGAAAAAATCTTCTAATACATATTTCATTAACTATACTCCTCTTGACTTCTACCTAAATAATAACTATTATTCTTTCCAGCTTTCTGTTTCCAGTCCTCATAAAAACTAGGCCAACTATCATATTGTATACCTTTAACTACTGGTCTACCTCTAAACTTACTAGCAATATCTCTAATCTCTGATTCATTATATGACATATCAAATCCTACACCAGGTCCTCCTCCTATATTATAATACACACCTTTTACTAAAAACTGTGTCATAATACCTTCATTATATGTTCGTTGATCACCTTCAACGAACAACATAATAAATTCACCCTTCCAATCTTTAAATGTTTCTTCAGCTAAATCATAAAACTTCTTAGTAGATCTATATAACCATTGACCTAAACCTTTCTTTGCCTTTTCAAAATCTTCTATTATACTGGCATTAGCAGGATCATTAGAAAATGACCAACCAAAACTCCACTTGGCTAATCCTTTCTTTAACTCAAGAATTGTAATACCAAATCCTCTAAAATTACTAGAATTGGCATACTCTTTTAATTCTGCATGTTTTGGAAAATTACTATTTTGTGGAAATTCTTTTGTTGTTCTCTCCATTGCTTCATCATATTCTTTATCATTAAGATAATCATTCATAACTTCATTACGAAATCTTTCCAATTTCTTAGTATAATCCTTAAGCAAAGAATCACCACTCATAGTTCTTCCATCAAATCTATTAAGATCAAACCATCTGGTACCATCCGCATCAGAACTTGACCAAACATCACTGGTAGAAAGAACAACTATCTTACCCTCTAACTCAACTATAATGCCACCACTAGTGGCTACACCTTGAGCCATACCTCTAGCATTTCTAGCAGATTCTAAAAGAGTAAAAACTGATAATTGTTTAGCAGTACCTTCAATACTACCAAGACCTTCTAATCCTTCAAGATTAGTAACATGCAATGCTTTAGTTTGTTCTAACTCACCAACAATTCTTTCAATCATCGGTCTTGAGGCAGGAAAAGGTAGCATATATCCCGGCAAAAGCCAATTTTCATAAGGCTGGGGTTTATCATCATAAAACCCTTCCTCTGTAAGAAAATCTTTAAAATTTAACATTTAACTATTCTCCGCTACATATTCCTCATACACATCACGAACAATATCATATTCAATAGTCTCGTTTTCACGCATATTTATATAATATGCTAAATCCACAATATCAACATATCTTCCAAAATGCTGTAAATCTTTAGCAGTACGAACAGATACTTCTATACAAGCCTTTAATTTTATCTTTTGACTTTCACCCAATTCGCTCTTTGATTTGGGTCGAAGTTCCACCCTTCTAGTATTCCCCTTTCGTCTTCCGTCTGCCATGTGTTATCTCCTATATAATTAAATTTATATAAATTGGTCTTATCACCGCCAACCATGACGGTGATATTAGTTCTGATTACAAATTCAATTACTTCACCTGGACATCTATTTCCATCATAAATGAATTCAACAATCCTATCTTCCAATTCCATCATTACTCAAACTCCTCTGGAATTAAACCAGGAAATGCTTTATTAGCAACTCTGGCTGTTAAACCTTTGTATGGCAATTTACGTTGTATCATTCCAAATACTACTTCTGTTTCATCCTTATGTAAACCTTCTAACATTTGAATAAACATTTGTTCACGTTTCATCTGACTCATTGTCTTGGCTTGATCAGGCATTTTACCATTAAACTCTACATAAAAATAAAATGCACTGGCAGCATTTTCTAATTTACCCTCCACCTTTTCCCAATCTTCTTCCTCATTTTCATCAAAAGGTGGTTTTGTATCAGGAACTAACCACTTTAATCTTAAATCATAAGTACCACGTAATACTGCTTTAATACCATCTGTTTCATTTTCTTTTAAAATTGCTACTTTCTTGTTAATAGCCTTTTCATTACCAATTTCACTAAACACATCATGCATATTTCTCATACTAAAATTCTCCAATTTGTTCCATTAAATATTTTAAATTATTAGCAATAAAATAATCAAATATCTTACTTCTATCATTATTTAAATAACTAATATACTCATTTAATATTTCCTCTTTTATATTCTCAGGTATAAAATCAAAATCAACTAATTTTTGATTTCTTTTATATCCTTTTAACATTTTTCTATCACAAAATATTTCTGGGTTTAATTTTTTCCAATTATCGATTTTCCTATAATTAATAGGCGTCTGGCGAATTCCATCGACCAAGCAGCTATCGCTACTAAGAAAATTAGGTATACCATCTCCTCGATCTCCTTTCATTATATGTTCACGTTTAAACTCATCTGGGTTTTCAATAACAATAAAATCCTTTATTGTAGGACTATATTGATTAACCCAAGAGAATTTAGTCAATTGACCAAAATCTTTATCACTAGAAACAATAACATTTTTAGCTGTGATATGCTCTGATAGAATAGCTATAATATCATCTGCTTCAGCAAACTGTACTTCCATAATAATATACGGAAAATTGTCTTTAATTTCTTGCTTTATTTTATTTAAATACCCAAAAAGAGCATTCCAATCTATATCAGATTCCTCTCTTGCCTTTTTTCTATGTGCTTTATAATATTTAAATAAATCCCGCCTCCAATATTTTCTATTATCACAACAAATTATAATTTCTCCATATTCATCTTTAAACTTAGTTCTATAAAATCTAAGAGTATTTAATACAGTATGTCGCACTAAATCTTCTTCAATTTCCATAGTTCCCATATTTAATTGTTTAATTATATTGGAGATGAATACCTGACTGTAATCTATAAGAATTGCCATTAGTAATTCTCCTATCTCTTATATTATTTATTATAACATATTTGAGAGGAGAATGTCAAGGCTAAAATATACTTTTTTTCAATTTTTTTTCTAAGGTAGAATCATATTCTGCAGGGTGCTTATAAATTCTTTTTTTACTATGAACATCAAAAGGTGCTATATGTTGGAGCAATTTCAATTTTAATTGATGAACAAATTGAGGATTCTTAACTAATGTCCGACGTATCATTTTTATATCATTATTAAAAGGATGCCAATTAAATGCCATATGATACAACATATTAATATCCTTACACTTCTCAGCAATATCTAATTTTTCTTTAGTAGATGCATCAACAAGAACAGAACGCCAATCATTTAAATCTAACTGTAACTTAGTATTAATCAACTTAACAGCTTTTTTACCAATTCCTGATCCGGAAATAAATTTTTGAACCTCTCCCATTCCCCAATTAGCAAGATGGGCTGCAATAATACCTTTACCAAAATCAACCCAACTCTCCTGCAAATTACCAACATAATCTTCTAATTGCTGCTCATAAGATTCTTTCACTAAACCTTCTCCCTTATCCAGATATTCTCCGAATATTCTAGGTATTTCATTATCGTCTACATATTTAACATTTTTACCAATTGCTCTTTCAATAATACTCTCAGCATCTTCTATCTTGCTTCTTGCACTTTTATTAGAACCTTTCAAAAAATAAGGTTGAGGAGAATCTATTAAATTATTAGTGATGCTTCGTATGAAATAAGCATTTTCAATTTCTATATCATTTAAAATAACTTCATCCCATAAGGCAACTGTTGGACCATCACCTTTAACAACGAATCTATCTTCCAAACTCTTTTTAATATCAGGCAAATACTTTTTAAGTATTACTTCTATTTGTTCCATAAACTCCTTTACCATTTCATACTGCAATTTACCTAGTACAGAAATTTCTTCATCAGTGAAATAACCACTCGGAAGTTCCATTGTAATCAACGCTTTAGGAACTGTTACCCCTTTACTTTTTGACTGATCTCCTGCATACTCACATAACTTTCTGACAATATAATCATCACGACCAGCAATATCTTTGAACTTCTTAAAAAGCATCTGATCTATATCATATTTAATATCTTCTGCTATATCTATTGAATCTCCCATTAAATTATAAATAGGTATCCATCTCATTCCATCTTTATCTACTTCTGTATAAATATCAGAACCTGCATGAATAACAGGATATCCTGTACACTCATACACTATTCCACCTTGTGTGGCAATACCTCTAGATATAACATTAAAACTAGATATTCTAGCCATAAAAGAAAATTGAGGAGAGCTATTTTTTTTGTGATGCTGTAACATTCCACCATAAACATCAAAATCAGTAAGATGGAGAGCTTTAATTCTTTCCCTTTGGCCTAATAGTCTATCCCACATCGGCTTAGAGATAGGAATATGTTGTTCTTCTCCAATCAAATATCTCTTTCTGGTTTTAAAAACACTTATTTCAATAGCTTCTTTCAATGTAAGCATTAAAAATTCTCCACTTTAAATTCTCCAAATGTTTTCTCAAAATCACCAGGAGTAATTATCACTATATTAGATTTAGCAATACCCTTATCCAATAATTTTTGTTTACATTCCTCTACAGTCATCATCTTATTTTCCATTTGTTCTGGATTATCAGCATTACCAACAATATAAGCTTTCTTAATCACCCAATTAGTAAAAAAGATTTCATTCCATTTACCAACAGATGAAAAATATTGCCATGGCTGAAATCCATTCACCATACCATCCTTAAAATCATCTATACTTTTTTTAATGAGTGCTTCAGAATCACTAATATAACGATCGGCAGCTTCTGCTTGTAATGATACAATAGTTCTATTATGATCTACCCAATTTGTAGCTGTAGCTTCTTTCTCTTCCCTTAATGCATTACCTATAGCTTCAGCAGATGGAACATCTTGAAATCCTCTATCCTTTAATCTATGATTAGGATTTTCATTACCTAAAATACCAGCCAAAACAGTAGATCTAAAATTTCTACACAATCTAAAAAATTTATCACCTCTATTATTATGCTGTGTTTTAGTATATTTCTTCTTCAATTCCTTATATATCCTCTTACGCATACCAAGAAACTTAGCAGTAAATTTGACTAAAGCAATAGGATTAGCCTTAAATAGAGCAGGAATTGATACCCATCTAATACCCATTGTATCTAATTCTGACCACACATCATTCTCAAACTCCAAAACAGGTTTTCCATTTAAACGAAAAATAATACCTCCACCAGTAGCAACACCACCCTGGAGGAGAGAATAATCAGTAAACTTACTCATAACTGGTAATTGTGTAGTACCTTTCTGAAAATCCACAACACCATCAAATCTATCAGGTGAACTAATATGAATTACATCCTTAGTGTATCCTTCTTCAAAATTCATAAGACGATCCCACATATCTTCCAATGCAGGAAAATATGTAACAGGACTAGAAGCCATATAGAATTTAGCATCCCAAAATTTCCAATTTTGAATAACAGGATCAACTTTACCAGCTGATAAATCAATATCTAATTTTTTTCTTTTATCAACTTTCTTGAATTTTGATAACCATGATTTTAATCCACCTAAAGCTTTCATACTTCCTCCAGAGTCCACATAAATATTTTACCCTTATATACAACACCATCAATCTCAAATGTGTATATATAATAATTATTAAATATCATTTTTTGCTCCATCAGACCATCCTTTTTCTCTAAACCACCTATTCATTATGTTACTATTGTAAAAGGCATACTCTCCGCTGTCCAATCGTCTATGTAAAACATTTTCTTGAAATTGATACATGCACTCAAAATAGCCAAGCTCTGTCTTTGTTTTGCACAATCGCAAAATCTTAAATTCAAATAATTCATTACCTTTCTGCGATATTTCATAATTAAGTTCCTTATTACTTCCAGTGTATTCTCTCCAATTAGAGTCCTTTCTTATAACCTTTCTATTCTTTCTTCCAGCCACCTTTCTTCTTTCAGTGAACTGCAATTGTTTTTTTCCTATATATTTTCTATCACTAGTTGTATCTATTATTTCATAAACAAAACCAAAATAATCTTCAGGATTAAATTCTTCACACAACCAATGACCATACATTATAGACTAAAGCTCTCCCCACATCCACATGTACTATTAGCTTTTGGATTATCCACAGAAAAACCACCTGCCATTAATCCATCAAAATAATTAATTTGTGAACCAGCAACATATAAAAATGTTCTCTTATCAACTATAACTGGAAACTTATCATTTTCATATTTTGCCCAAAATACCATATCATCATTATCCCAAACATCAAAAGAAAGATTATACTGAAAACCAGAACAACCTCCGCCTTCAACCTTTACTCTCAATCCACCTAATTTCAAATCACTTTCTAACATCAACGACTTACATTTTTCTATTGCTGTGTCAGATATACTTAACATCTATTTTCCCTTATTCTTAGCATATTGTTGTACAACCTTTACCGGATCAATTTCTTTAACTACCTTAAAATTCTTGTTCTTTTTAGATAATCTTCTGGTTTTTTGAGCAGGATGTAATGTACGTGTATTTTTAATGTAAGCGTCCAATTCCATTATAAGCTGTTTTAATCTATTCATTATAATCCTTCTCTAAATAACTTCTTTCTTTTCTATATGTGTTAATAATTGTTGTAATTCTTTCATATCCCTTCTTACATTTAAAATAGATGATTTAAGATCAGAAAAGGATTTCTTTCTTTTCTTTTTAACTATAGTCAAATCTTTTCCTGTATAAGGAATTCGTTCATAGGTTCCTTCTTCTTCATAAAAATTATACATAAATTCAAAATGCAAAAATTTAAAATGCTGACCATACTTTAAAGTATTTTCATCATCAGGAACTATTAATGATCTAGCATCTGATAATTCCTGTCCTGCTTCTTGTAACATTTTTTTTGCAGGAAGAATAACACCTTCTACTAAATGGGATCTCAATTCTTTAGCATGAGTTAATCTATATTCATCAGAAATAATATACTTATTTTTATTGTAGTCTAAGGGAATACCTGTGCCAAATCTAACTGCTATTTCACCATTAGGAACATTCTCTTTAATAGCTGGTCTAAACCCGATCCATGTAGTAGAATCTAAAGGGGGTTGATCGCTTATCCATTCACCCTGGACATCACCTTCTGTTATAATATTAATACGAGGTGCATGCCAGCGATTTAAAACATATTTTCCAGTTTTATCTAACATTACTATTTTAGATTCAGCTAAAACTTGATCATATGTTTCTTTAAATTTCCTAGAAGCAACCGTTCTAACAGAAGATCCAACAGCAGCAACGTATTCCCTAAAACTTAACATAAAAAAACTCCATATGTTGTATTTATAATTATACGTATCCTAACTCATATTTAGCAATTATATAATCTTTAACCAAAGCACTACGAACTATATCATCTATACCAAATTCTATCACATCAAATAATTCCATAGCAGACAAAATAAATTTAAAATCCAATATTCCATTTTTCTCCCAATTGGATTTGAAATCACTTTGTCTAAAATCACCCGCAAATATAATTCTAGAATTTTCTCCAAGTCTAGTAATAATTGAATCTAATTCATGCATATTCATATTTTGACATTCATCAACTACAAGTATACAATCATTAAACGTTTCACCTCTAAGATAGGACGTTGTAGTAAATTCAATAATTTCCTTTTGCCATGCCATGTTATAGGCATCTGCACTACTAAACAATTCAGAAAAAATAGATTTATAAGGAGATTCATAGACTTCTATTTTTTCTTCTAAGGAACCAGGTAAAAATCCCATACTTCTAGTAGGAACAATAGATCTTAAAATATGTATTTTATTAAAAGCAGGACGATATAAATTTTCAAAGAATAAATCTAAAGCCAAATATAATGCAACAAAAGTTTTTCCTGTTCCTGCTACACCATGCAATAATAAATTTTTTCCAGATTGAAAACTACGAAATGCTTCTCCCTGTAATGATGTTAAAGGATTTATAGTCTTTAAAGTCAAATCCATACGCTTTCTTTTTGCCATGAGAATCTCCCTTAAAAATCATGAAGATAATCAGAATCAATTCTCCTTTGTCTTTCCTTTCCTATTCTATCTTTATGATTTTCAACTTCTTCTTTAAGATGTTCATGGTGTTCTTTTTCAATAATAGGCATCATAGAAGCCACTCTACCAACTTTCATTAATATTGCAAATACTGATACCGCACCAGCACCTCCTATACTCATAATAAAATTATCAGCTATAACTCCTTCAAACTCACTCATAATAGGAAGTAATAAGCTAATTGTACTAGTAATTCCTGCATATTTATGCCAATCAGAACGATGAGTATCATCTATTTTTTTGTGGAGATTTTTATCATAATCAGTCAATACTTCTTCATTATTCTTCTTCATCCTTTTCTCCACTAGTTTCTTCAATAGGATCATATCTCAACATATGAATAGGAACACCCGAAAGTCGAGATATTTTGAGGTCTTTCAAAACTTCTCGAAAGACCTCAGAATATAACTCCATCAATTCATCATCAATACTATTTTCATCACATTCATTATTCATAATAGCACAAATTTAATTTGAAGTGGTACTACCCCCTAATATCACAGAAATATCAGGTGTATCATCTGCATTAATTGAAGTTTGAACAGCTTCCAATAGTGAACGCAATTCATCTTTCCAGTCCTCGGCCGTCAAATTTTCTTCTTCTTCTTCATCTGTTTGAATATATTCCAGCAAATACAGTTCAGCATCTTCATCACTTAAATGTGAGAAACGTTTACCTAAATCATATAAAACTTCTTCATATGCTGCTTTTTGTTCATGGGTTATAAATTCATCTACATTAAGATCATTCTCCCAAATATAAGATGAATATAGATAAGAATCTATACAAAAAGAATCTGCTTTATTTACAATCTCATCCAAATAATCAAAAATCGCTTCATTATCGTCGTAATATACTGGCATAATATTTCTCCTATGATTTTAAAATAGAAACACTTTCAACCATTTTAAGAGGAAAAAATGATTGTTCTTTGGTTAAAGGGTGAATAATATGAATGACATCATCCATATCATCCCATGTTATTCTAGTAATACAACCATCAATGGTCCTATTACCAGATTTTAAAACGAAATTAACATAAACGTTATTCTTATAATATTCCTGCAATAAATCCAACATAATTATATAACCTCACATGATCCTCCAGAACATGCTAATTCAGATTGAAGATTGGTTTCATCAACTTCTTCTATAATTTTTGTCAAATCAACCTCTCGTATATATTTAGTTAATTCCTTATATTCGCTTTCTGTGCAATCTTCAAAAGGAGCCTGCACATATGTGCCATTATCATAAGGCAAAAATGAAAGACCATTAAACGAATCTTGATTTTTCCATAACCAAGAAGCGACTTTACCCCATTCATCGGGTTTAACAGAAACGGTTGCAGACACATTGTGTGTATTAGTTCCTCTATTATGACCAGGATTAACCCAATTTTCAGAAAAAAATTTAATTCTTTCCATAAAATCTACAACATCTTCTTCTCTAGTAATAGCTTGATCAGGAGCTTTAATAGGAATAGTAATCACAGCATTTCTACCATAAATTTCATCTTCAACTAATTCAGGTAGAGTATTTTGCAAATAAGAATAAATAGCTTCATTCTTACCCACACGAATTCTTCGTTTATAATACATATTATGCCATGAATGTATACCAGAAGATGTTCCCAACACTAAACTACCTGTTCCTTCAGGTTTAATACATGTAACTCTACGAGCAGGATTAATATTTAAAAGTTCAGCAACTCTTTTATTTTCTTCAACAGCTCCTTCTGCAGCCTCTTGCCAATTAAAATCATGATGATTTATAGATGATAGTCCAGTTAAACTAACACCTAGCAAAGCTTCCTTTTCGGTAATTCGTTTCCATTCAGATCTTAAATAATGAAAATCTGTATATGATGCTTGTAAAGTTCCAACAAAAGCGGCTGCTTTTGCTCGTTGGTTTAAATCTTCTTGAGTTTCTACATCAGAAACGTTAATAGAAGTCAAATTACAAAACTGATACGGTTTAAGTGCTATTTCACAACAAGGATTAACACCATATTCTTTATCATTCGTAAAATAAAATCCCGGTTCGCCAGAACCAGAATTTTTTAATACCTCCCATTTTTCCTTAAATGTTTTATAATCTATCAAACTACGAGCAACAGTCATAGAATTATTAGATCTAGCCCTCTCTGGATATAAATGATACCATTCTATCTTTTGTTCTTGACATAATTTATCATAATCAACAGTATTCAACCAAACTCTATGATCATTTCCATTATTAGTGACCAAAGAAACATCATATCCATCATCAGCTTTAGAATGTACAACATCTAACTTAGCTTCTTGTGTAGATTTACAGTTTAGCATTTCTTCATCATCAATATTAAATAAAGATATTAAAGCAGATCGTCGAATACCTCCTGCAAGAACAGCATCAGCAATAATACATTGAATATCATGAGCTTCCAATGTGGTTAATTTAGATCCATTTTCCTTTCTATCAAGTATTCCTTGTAATTTATCTAAACAAACTTTAAGTGGCTCTGGACCAGGAGCTTTGCCACCTGAAGTAATTAATCTCTCACCCTTTGCACGAATTCCTCTATAATCAAATAAAGGAAGTGAACGATCTGCAAAATAAGCTTTCATCAATACTTTAATAGAATCAGCCCATCCCTCTATCGAATCTCCAATTAAATAGCGTCTAGATTTTGTTGGTTTGCGAATCTCTGGAAGCTTATCAATATGATGTTGTTGTACTGAAAAGCCTACACCACAACCACACAACAATAAAAACATAGTTTCCCAAAATGCATCTATCTCTGAAACAGGAAGATAAGAACAATTAAACATTCTGGCAGGATTAAGATCAATAGCATCTCCTGAAAATTGCATAGATCTCATAGATGGAAGAACTTTTTTATCAAATACAAATTTAAATTTATTGATAATTTCAAATCTTAATTGAGGATAATTATCAATGTGCATATTCATATTACGTGAAACTGTTTCTTGATATGTTTCACGCCTCTGCTTTTCAGGTATATATCTCGCATATTTCATATGATGAGTGATATCACTCATCACTTTCAAATTCTCAGCCAGCATTAGTTACCCTCCAGGTCTTGTAATAGCTAATAACTTGTCAATTTGTTCTTTGACAATCGGTTTTCTATTTGGCCAATGAATGTATGGTTCATCAGCAGTTTTATATAAATTAACCAATAAGGGTAATATTAACTTTTCAACAGATCCCATTTTTTCCGTCAATTGTCCATCTAATTCCACCATCTTATTCTGGATTTCATCATGTGTTTTTTGTTGTTGTAAATTTAATACCTGACTAACAGTTTCTATTAGTTGATTTATTTTATTATCAATAGCTATAGAATTTTGCGAAACCTCCTCGATTTTTTGTCCTTGCTGTTCTTGTTTATCAACTTCATCAGCACTAACAGCAGTAAACCCATAATCAAAATTAAGATCATCAAATCCCTGCATAAATTCTAGATTTTCACTCATATTTTTCTCCTTACTTTATTTTTTCGTTAGACCATGTTGTTATACGCTTAGATTTAAAATCAATTGCATATTCAGTACCCCAATAATTTTGAGTAATTTCCCATGGCTTTAATCTTCTATTATATATTTTAATATCATCAATTCTTCCAGCAAATCCACTACCACCAAAAGTAAGTTGTTTACCAGCTATAGATCGTCGTGGTCTTTTAATAAGATTAGTACAATAAGAATTCAACCAAACAGATATTCCCTCATCTTCTGATCTGATTGCCATATAATAATAATCATAACCTAACACATTCTGTATAAACTTTTTTCTACCTCTAAAATCAACAACTATCACTCCTCTTGATCTTGGTAATTCACGATCACGAAAAAAATCTATTTTAACATCACCCCATTGCATTACAGTTCCATCAACCAAAGAACCATGGTCATGATTTTCTTCATTGATGTTGTGAGTTCCTACTGCAAATTCAAAATCTATTGTCCAATCTTCCAGTTCACGATATAATTTATAACCTTGTACTAAAAAAAGAGAAGATGGAGATTTATCTCCATGAATATGAATAACACCAGATTCAGGATTAGTGAAAGAAAACTCAGGATTAACCCAATATGTTTTTCCCTGAGCATATCCTTCCACATTTAATTTTACATCAGCTTCAAAACTTTGTTTATGATTAAAATTCCAAAAATGCAATAATCCATCAGTATTATAATAATCTACGGAATAAGTGAAAGATGTTAATAAAAATGCGAGAATAAACAATAAAAAACGATAATACAAAATAACCCCCTTAGCATTTTCGCCATTGTGAAAGTTTTACAGTAGCTCCAATCCCATAAAAAGTATTATTATTTATTGTCTCAAGAATCTTTGTATGGTCAAACGAATCCAACAAAGCCAGATCATTCAAGTCCTTTTCAGTAATATATTCAGGCCATATAAAAATTTTATATTCTTCATGAATAAATTTTTCGTATTTTTTAATTATTGAAATATTTCTTGGTTCATTATCTAATACCATAACAACTCGTTCTTTAGGAAATTTTCTAATCCATCTATTACTATCACTACCAGCCATTGCGATTCCATTTGGAACAAACAAACTATCAAAAGGACCTTCGGTAATATAAATTGTTTCTTTAATATTAACTCTGTCCAATCCAAATATTTTTGGAGCATTAGGATGTAATTTTTCTGTTACATATCTTTGACCAAAAGAAGACAATGCTCTTCCCTGATACCCCATTAATTCACCATCAGAAGAAAGAAAAGGAATAATAATTCTAGAATCACTAAAATTGCTAATTTTATTCTTGACTTCCTTGGTAAATTCTGAAAAATTTTCTGCAAAGTAAAAATAATCATAAGGTAACCTCCTATTATTCAAATAAGATTTTGCTTCATGATCATTATCTAATTCACTTATACTGATAGCATTTTTAAAATCAAGTCCTTTCTTGAAGATTGGAGCTTCATAATTGTAAACAACTTCTTCTTTTCTTTTCGCCTGTTTATTATAAAATTTCTCCATAGCATATCGCTTAAACATTTCAGAATCAATACGCTTTAACAACTCTGCAAATGGAGATGAATATCCACAATTATGACATTTATAGAATAAATTAGTTTTGTGAGGAAAAATATAACCTCTGGCTTTCTTTTTGCTCTTAGTAGAATCTCCACAAATAGGACAGCGGAAATTAAATACACTATCACCCTGAGATTTAAATTTTTCTAATTGATGGGAAATTAAACTTAAATATTGTAAATCTATTTGTATCATGACTATATTATAACATAATATAGCCCTCTTTGTCAACCCTAATTAATTGCTTTAATTATTTGTATTATCGTGAAAATCACACCAGGAACTGCGAGTAAAGAAATCATAATTTTAGAATACATTTGTATAGCAGTTTTAATCGATTGAACATCTAATTCTAGATGATGTAAATGATTTTCCATTATTATATTTAATTTATCGTCAATATTTTTTTGACTTTCCACGATACTCTCTACCTTAGTTTCTAAGACGATAACTCTATCTGTCAAATCTGTCATACTATTACCGCCTTAAATACACCATGACACCAAACTCATCCTTTAAAATTACAGGAGTAGATCTATCAGTCTTACAAAATGATCTAACATCGTCCAAACATTCTTCATTACTAAGAAGCTTTTCATAATTCTCCCACTTTCTATGCCCGTAACGAGCCTTCATTAAAGTGGAAGATTTCACATCAAAGACTCTGCCACCTGCAAAAGTCTTTTTCTTCTTCATAGCATAATTTATTTCAGGTGATTGAGTAGTCGGAACTCCGCCCGTTGTCATTGCCTGCTCTTTAAATGTTTTCATTGTAAAACCCTTAATGCTGAACATACTATCTGGTTTAAAGGAATCATATCAGTATCAATATTTCCTACATTTTTGGGTAAATAATTCAATTGAATTAAAAACGGTTTTAGAATAGGATAATGTAAATCATCTAATTTAAAAAATAACATTTTCGTCATTGCTCCAGAATCAAAAACGTTATACAATAAAATTAGATGATTTATTATCAAATTAATTTTTAATTCATTATGATTAAGATACCTATTAATTAATCTCTTAATATACTTTATATGGTTTAAATCTTCATAAAACTCATCAATTGTAATTGACTTTGGATTTAAGTAGTTACTAGCCGCATAAAATATAAAATTATCATCATTTATTTCTTCAATATTCATCATTATTTATATCACAAAAGAACTCCGTATACGTACAGAGTTCATATCATTATAGATAGTTGTTATTACCTTTCTTTTTAAGTCGGTCTATAGCCCAAGTTCTATTTTTATCACGTAACCAATTAGTTGCATGAGTTACAGCACCACTAGCAGCACCAACACCAGCACCAATAGCAGCAGATCCTAAACGTGATTTCAAACTTTCTTTAATGTTTTCAGCATAAGAATTTTCAGATTCTTCTACATATGATTGACCAACAACTTGATCCATATAAGTATCTGCAATGGATCTTAAATCATAATCAACATTTGAATTTCTATAATGTTCCACCCTTTCTCCACTCTGTATCCTTTTTTGTCTACCTTTATCCTTTTTAGCCTTCTTAGCTGTATGTTTTTTCAATTTATCTAGGTTTCTAGTACTTGTTGAATCAGCATCTTCTGCTTCCCTTCTAGTACTAACTTTATTATCTACAACTGGTGCATTACCAGTAGCAAGATTAG